GTCGGCACTAACGCCAGGATTGATAGACAAGATTCGATGAGACGAAGCGATTTCATTAGATCTCGCTCTCGATCCCATACTTTCTTGGCCTCACGCAATATTTCACCCGCTTGGTCTATAGCCGCGGTAAACTTCGAAATAAATCGAGGTCTAACCACGTTTCTAAACCAAGTCGTGTACCTTGCAGTGAACCTGTCACCCATCGGGTGTTCTTGGCGAGGCAGACTTTTCTTCCCATTATTGGGAATGAAAAGATTGTCCACAACGCTTCGAACCCTCTTGAGTGCCGGGCCCAAGACAGAGTCCACCACCTCTGACCAGATGAGTGTGAAGATTTTCTCTTCATCACTCACCCGCACCTTAGCTCTAGTATTACCTGTCATGGTGACAGCTAAATACCAGTCTAAGAGTGAGGCCGCCCCTCGCGGGGCGCCTGGTCTAAGGAGAAGTAAAAGCGAGGATGAAAGGATCCGTGGAAGCCCCGTCAGCACCCTTGCGGATGCTGCCGAAGCCGCCTTGAATCCGACACCTACGTACCGCGCCACCTGATACAGAGAAACCTCTATACCAAGCTTTGCTTCGCAAGCAGCGAGGACTTCGGGTACGAACCCTGGTCCAAGCCACCCAACGGAAATACCAGCAAGAGAGAGAGGAGATACCTCCTTCCCTCGATAGTAGAACCGTTTAGCGAACTCCAATGATGAATTCGAGGAGATTATCGACTTGTGAAAGCCGATTCCCACCCCAAATTCATTCATCAGATGTACGTACTCGGCTGCTACATCATGATCACAGATCACGATGTCATCACCGAGCACCGCATACCACGTGAACCAAGATCTATGTCCCACTCGCCAGGCGGCGAATTGGACTATAGCATGATGGGTCCACGCGAGCATCCCCCAAGAGGAGTAAGCCCCCATTGGCTGCCCTACGCTGTATCTGACAAAGGAAGAACCTTTGCCAAAAGTGGTACCGAACTCTTTTGGAGTCCGGTAATCACGTTCAGTTAGTAGAGCGCGCCAAGTGTTGGCAAACGACTCAAGGGTGAAGGCTCCGAGGACAAGTACCTGTAACGAAATGGGAAGTCTATCCGTTGCCGCACTAAGGTCATACGACCAAAAGTGCGTCCGTCCTGCCTTCGAGGCACGCTCAAGCAATTCCTTTACAGGTTTCGCCTGATTAAACGTACCGTCTTGAGGGATTAACCCCAAGACTTTATCGAAGATAAAACGGTGCAAAGGATATAATAACCATTGCGTCCAGATATCCACCATTGCTACAATCCGCTTCTTACCGGGTTCTTCCACTACAGAAAGCTTACCAACATCGAATTGCTCTTGACCACCACACCATTCCGAGTCCGGATCGAACAGGGGGTTCGAACCAGATTTAGTCTGGGCGGTGTGACAAAGCTTCGACCAGTCCTTAGACGTCGCAATGACATCTTCGAACCAGGGAAGCCAGGTCAAATCAGAAGCACCGATGAAGGCCCGCATGTGAGTGATGATATTGAAGAGATTTGGACGCGAGTGAATCGCGAGCATATCAATCCAAGCATTACCCACAGCGAGTACCTTGCTGTAGTAAGAATTAGGACCGGACGTGAACATCCACTTCCAAACGGGAGTGAAGTTCACTAACCGAATCGCACCTCTCAAGCCCTTCGGGTCGCCCCAAAAGGCTGAGTCCTCACGATCACGGACTCCTAAGTAAGGTTTAATACCGAAGTGTTTTGACCACTTGACGAAAGTTCCAAGGAACTCACGAAAAGAGGCCATCAGACTAGGGCTTATATCCTTACCAGGATCCGTAACCGTAGATAGTGATAACTTTC